TACGCGCCCAGGAAGCGCGCCTCGCTGTTCTCGAAGCCCGCCTCGCGCCTCCGCCTCGGCCGCCGGGCCGCCGCTAATGCCCTCCCTGCGCTCGCGCCTCGGCGGGCTCTGGCGCCACCCCTCCCGAGCCAGCGGCGAGCTCATACTGCCCGCAGGAGCCGCCCCTCGCGCTGCTGGCGAGCAGGGCTTGGCCGACCAGCCCATGCGCCAGCCCGTAGTCGCCGCTACCTCCTGGTGGCCCACCTACGCCCTCAATGACGTAAGCCAGCCCAACTACGCCAAGACCCGAGCGCTCTTCTACAACCGCCTCCCGCCCTACCGCCTCGGCGCTGGCTTCGCCCGCCCGATCATCAACGCCGCCTCGGGCTTCACTGGCGTGCCTACGCCCTCGCCCGTAGAGGACGCGCCCGACGCGCAGGAGTTCCTACAAGACCAGTGGGAGCTCTGGCTCGCGCGCCTCTACCTCGCTACCCGCAATAGCTTCCGCGACGGCGATGCCTTCGTGCGGATCACTCGGGACGTAAACCGCCTCGACAAGCGGCAAAGCGCCTTTAACCTCAAGCTACTACGGCCCGACCGAGTATTCCCCGAGCTCGACCCTATCTCGGGCGAATGGCTGTACCTCGACGTACACCATTACGTGACCCCGCCCCGCGACTCGGAGCTCAAGGAGCCCTACCTTCTCGTAGAGCGCATCGAGCCCGAGCAGATAACGCTCAAGCTCCCGGAGGGCCAGCACGCCCCGCCGGACGCCGAGCAGCGCTACGGCGGCGAGGGCCTGCGCCAGCCGAACCCGTGGGGCCTCATTCCGATAGTCCAGCTTCGCAACGAGGCCGAGGAGGACGCCCTCTGGGGCACGAGCGACCTAGAGCCGCTGGACGCCCTCTTCCGCGCCTACCACGACACGCTCCTGACCGGGCTCGGCGGCATCCAGCTATTCGCTAAGCCCAAGATCAAGCTACGGGTGGGCGACCGAGTGGAGTTCCTGCGCCAGAACTTCCCCGAGGCGCTGGCAGGCCAGCCGATCAACTTCCAAGGCCGCGAGGTAATCATCCTCAACGGCTCCGAGGAGGACGCCCTCTACATTACGGCCGACCCCGGTACGGCTGGCGTGCAGACCCTCCTCGAACTGCTCTTCTTCCAGATCGTGCAGGTATCCGAGACTCCCGAGTTCGTCTTCGGCACGGCCGTCGCGAGCTCGAAGGCCTCGGTGAGCGAGCAGCAGGTTCCCTTCGCCAAGAAGGTCCACCGCAAGCGCCTACAGCTTGCGGAGCCCATGCAAGAGATAGCCGCTATGTACCTCAGCATGGGAGCCAGAGTCGGGCTCTTCCCGGACCTGGCCGCCTACGACTGCGACCTCGAATGGCCGGAGGTCAACCCGAGGGACGAGCAAGCGCTGGCGAATACGCTAAAGGCCCTGATCGACGCCTTCATCGCGGCTATCGACGCCCATATCGTGAGCGTGGAAACCGCGAACGAGTACCTGCGCCCCTTCATCCCGGCCATGCTGGAATGGACCAACCCCGAGGAGCAGACCGACGAGCAGCGCCGCATTCTCGAAGGCTTGGAGTTCTTGGACACGGCTGCCAACGTAGGCGCGCCTCCGCCCCCGCAGGGCGCTCCTGGCTCGCAGCTTGAGGCCTTATTAAGGGCGAATGGGCTGCCCGTCCAGAGCGCCCAGACAACGCCTACGGCGCCCTCCACAAACGGGGCTGCCGCATAGGGTTATGCGTTTGCATAACCCCTAGCCTAGCGGCGTGCCCTTCGCGCCGAGCCCCACTCAGCAGGCCTACAACGACGCGCTGCTGGCTGCGCGCGAGGACTGGCTCAAGGAGGAGGAGGTCACCGTCGCCGCCATCCAGCAGGCCTACGGGAAGGCCGTCAACGATATGGCCTTCGACCTCGCGGCAATGGACGCGCAGGGGCGCCAGGTCATACGCGGGCCAGCTACTCGGGCGTGGTACGACGAGATTCGGGTCAACCTCGACGGCTACCGCCAGAACATAAGCGCTCAAACGCTGGCGGCTACCCGCAATGGCATAGTGCTCGCCTACAACACGGGCCTCAGTACGGGCGACGTACACACCGACTACCTCGACGCCTACACGCAAGGCGGCCACTCCATCTCAATGCTCGGGCTGAAGGAGAGCGAGGCCCTCAGCTACTACGCCCGCAATGGCAAGAATGGCGTGGTCCTGAGCGACAAGGTCTGGGGCTCTACCGCCAAGTTTCAGACCGATATGAGCACCGCCATCCAGACGGCGGTCATTAGCGGCCAGAGCGCCCGCGACCTCGCCCGCGAGCTCGACAACATGGTGCTCAGGCACCCCGAGTACGGCGTGGTAGGGCTCAAGCCGATAAGCGCCGCGCAGAAGCGCGCCCTCGGCTGGTCGGGCAAGGCGGACGGCGCGCTCAGCTATCAGAGCGTGCGCGTGGCCAGGACCGAGATCAATACGGCCGGGCGCGAGGGCTCAATAGCGGTCAACTCGCGCTCGCCCTTCTACCTCGGGGTCGTCTGGCGCCGCTCGAATGCTGCCTACCCCTGCCCGATCTGCGAGCGCCTCAGCCAAGGCGCGCCGGGCTTCGTGGACCCCATTACGGGCGAGAACTTCTGGCCGAAGGGAATGGAGCCGAGCTCGGCGCACCCCAACTGCCGCTGCGCCGTCCTGCCCGTGTACGACGACCCGAGCGCTCAGGTCAGGTCGCTAGAGAACTGGATCAACGACCCGGTCGGCTCTCCCGGCCCTCCCGAGTTTCAGACCTGGGTGCAGGGCCTCGACCAGGCGGGCCTGCTCGGGCCAGTAAGCCCGCCCAAGGTGGTGCCGCCGAAGGCCACGCGAGCTCGCAAGCCGAAGCCGCAGGCGAACATGGGCAACCATGAGCCCACGCGCATTCCCGACCCGACGCTGGACCCCGTAGCCGAGTACGCGAAGGGCGCCGCCGCCTTCAATGACGGCCAAGGCAACGCTACGGCGGGCCAGTACAAAGACCGCATAGCCAACGAGCTCACCGACCGCCTCGTGCTCGACCCCGCCTTCCGCGACCTCGTGGCGCAGAAGCAGTTTCCTACGATCTGGCGCACCCACTTGAAGCAGCCGGGCGAGTACAGCTTCCGAGGCGTGTACCCGAAGACGGAGGCCGAGCTAGTAGACCTCCTTCAGAAGGCGGGCAAGACGCAGGCGCAGATAGACGACATATTCCGCCAGCACACCTACGCGCAGGCTAACGATATGGTCCACCAGTGGGCGGTCACGAGCGCCGACGACAACTCGACCTCGCTCGCCTTGCAGATAGCCGCGAAGGAGGAGTTCAAGCTCGGGAATGAGGCCCGTACCGCCCACTTCAGCCGCCGCCAGGCCTACAAGCGGACGCAGGCCGAGTATGCCGAGCATGGCGCCGGCTACCGCGCCTTCACGCGGGCCGTGTACGACAACACTCAGGCCGACCTCGTAAAGCAGGGGATCACCGAGGTGACCGCCTACCGGGGCGCTGGCTTTACGAGCGCGAAGCAGGCGGCGGCGGCTGGCATTCCCGCCTCGGCGGACGGCGCCGTGGTGCAGGCGGCCAACATCAAGCTACAGCCCATCTCCTCCTTCTCCTACTCGTGGGAGGTCAGCACGCGCTTCACCAGCGGCTCCTACAAGACCATGCAAGCGGTCACCATTCCGCGCGAGCGTATCTTCTCGACAATGAAATCGGGCACGGGCTGCAAGGAGGAGTGCGAGTTCGTCGTCTTCGGCGGGCCTACGCCAGCCAACGTAGGCGCGGGCCATTCGGTGCGCGACCTCCCTACGGCTAAGGACTTGCTCGAAGGGAAGCGCCTGCCGCGAACCCCCGAGCGAGAGCGCTATATGCCCTAGACTCCTGAGTTCGTGAGCCTTGACGACACCCCCGAAAACGGCGACTGGATCAAGCACTCATGGGACGTGTGGTGGCAGGGCCACCAAGTAGCCACGCTCGAAGAGCTACGCCTCGTCTTCTCGGGCCATACGGACGCTGAGCTAAAGGAGTTCCTCAAGGCGCCCTCGGCGCGCTTTATGCCGGAGCCCCTCAAGACCGAGCTACAAGCGCTGCGCGTGTAACCCCGCAACTCTTGAGCGCGCCTACGCGCGAGCGCGACGATAAGCCGCTAAATGTCGGGCGTCTACTACCGCGCGAGCCAGCCGCGCGCCCGGAACGGCCAGTTCCTCCCCTATGAGCCTGGCAGCCGCAACCACCCGCCCGCCTCGGCGCATGAGCCGCCGCAGGCCCCTCCGAACCTGATCGTCCACCGCGACGCTCACCTCCCGCCTATCACTCACGGCGTTGGCGGTATCACCAGCGGGCCGGGGGCTCGCTCCTTCGCTCCCCTCCCGGAGCCAGCCCCAGCGCAGCCCCCGCGCCGCCGCCCCTACGCCACCAATGACTAGGGCCTACCTCTGCGCTCAGGTCGCAGGCGAGCTCAAGGCCTCGGACATTCCGCTGAGCCAAGCAGTCAGTCAGGCGCAGTATGAGGCGCTCAAGGCGGGCGATAGCGACCCCCTCGAAGTAGTGATCGAGGTCGCCCCCGGCAAGAGCAGCAGGGGGTGGGACTACACGGCCGAGGCCTTGCAGAAGCTCGTAAGCCACGTCGAGCAGAAGAGCCTCGCCGGAGTCATGGGCCACCAGCGCGAGGAGGACTTGGGCTCCGAGTTCCGCCCGCCCGTAACCCACTGGATCGGCGCCGCATGGCAGGACAACAAGGCCCTCTTCAGGGGCTACGTGGACCCCGAGGCCGCCTCGCTCAAGCGCTGGATTCGCGCAGGCCGCGTGACTCAGCCGAGTATCTTCACGCGCCCCGTATTGAAGGGGCGCACCGTAGTGGACTTGGAGCCCCTCAGCATCGACTGGGCTCCCCTCGACCGCGCTGGCATGAGCTCGGCGCGCGTGGTCGCCTTCGGGGAGATTGCCGACAGCGACCGACCCAAGGACAAGCCCCCCGAAGGAGGAGGACGCAGTATGGAACGTAGCGAGTTGATCCAAGCCGCCGTCGCCCTGCACGACGCCCCGAGCTTCGCCAGCGACGCAGCGGCGCATGACCCCGGCTGGCGCGAGCTCAACGTAGGAGCGCGGGTCGCAGGCGAGATGGCTGCCAGCACGAATACGCCCGTAGCCGAGCTACCCGCATATCTGGCCTCGCTCGACACCCGGCGCAACTCTGCCGTGGCCGTGCTCGACACGCTGCGCGCCTTCTACGGCGGCAAGGCCGAGGGCGAGCTCCTGGCCGCTGCTCAGGCCGAGCGAGCTCGCGGGGATCAGGCCGAGGAGCGCTACGCGAAGCTCCGCATGACCGTGCTGAGCCCGCTGTTTGCGCGCGTGGCAGGGGAGATGGCGCCGGCTGCCCTGGCGCCGCTCCTCGCCCGCGACGGCCTGCTCGCTGTAGGCGACCGCGAGATGGACTCCGAGGAGCAGGTAAAGGCCTACCTCGGCGAGCTCAAGCAGACCGATACGTGGAAGGCCTCGCTTGAGCTCGCTACCACGAGCGGCACCCCGAATCCGCCGGCTGCGCGCGGCGCGCAGGGCTCGGCTGGACCCGATATGTCCGTATTCGGCCTGACTACGGCCGCTATCGGCCAGTAGCAGGAGGAGAGAAGAGCGAATGACCACAGGCACCATGACGGGCCTGCCAGCGAATGCGGGCCGCAAGAGCGACGACGGCCAGAGCGTGCGCGTAATTGCGCCCGCCGCCGATATCGTCAACCAGGGCGACTACTGCGTCTATGAGGGCTTCCACGGCATGGACGTATCCGTGCCGAAGCTCCAAACCGCCGTCGATCAGGAGATCATTCTTCAGACGGACGGCGCGACCTACGAAACCACCCAGCTAAACCCCGCCGACCCCTTCGCCGTGCGAGGAGCGCTGGTGTACTACGACCCGGCGAACCGCTGGCTCACGGAGGTCGCTACTGGCAACCCCATCGGGAAGGTCGTGCTGGCGAAGGACGCGAATGGCTGTATCTGGTTCCGCCAGCTACCGCAGTGGAACGTATAGGGGGCCTGCCATGAGCGCTACTGTCTACGCCACCCCCGACATTCTGGCTCGCAATGCCCTCCTCCCCGAGCGCCATGTGCGCGAGGACTTCGGCGTCTACGGCCGCGAGCACAAGGTCGATATGCGCTTCGCCTTCGGCGAGCTCATGGACCGCCCCGTATTCCGCCCCGGCGGGCTCAAGCTCAAGGACTTCCTCGGCCCCTCTGCCAGCCAAGCGCAGGGCGCCGCAGGCGAGCTACTCACCACGCCGCCGCACTTGGACGCCTACGTCCAGAAGACCGTAATTGACCTCCAAGTGGGCCGCGAGGCGGTGCCCATTCTCTATACGCCTGCCTACCGCCGCATCGTGGACGCCAACTTCACCGAAACCGTGAACGTAGGCGGGCTCACGACGCAGGCGAACGTGGTCTTCTTGGACCACATTGAGGGCGAAGAGGTCGTCTTCGGCGCCCGCGAATGGGCGGTCGGCCAGATGGTGCAGCTTTACACGTACACCGCTGGCTTCGAGTGGACCGAAGATATGGTGGAGTGGGACAAGACCTGGGAGGCGACGCAGGCTTCCGAGGGCTTCGGCAGGGGCTACAACGCCCTGCTCAACCACCTACACCTCTGGCCGATAATTTCCTACAACTACCCCGCCAAGAATGTGACGGACGGTACGACCTTCGGCTACCCGCCAGGCACCGACCAGCGCATTATGTGGCACGACACGCTGCGCCAAGCCTTGCAGGACGCGGCCTCGGACACTCAGACCGATACGGGCCTGCCGCGCGTGCCGAGCATCATGCTGGCGCCGACGCAGGCGCGCTTCGGGCTTGAGGAGGCGATGGCGGCCTTCAATATCAACGCCACGCCCTACGCGCCGATCAGCCAGATTTCGACCATCATTTACTACGACGGCTACAGCATTCGCGTGGGGCAGAAGACGTACAGCTATCGGGGCTGCCCGGTCAACCCGAACATTACGGTCTTCCTCATCCAGCCAGCGCAGTACCTCGTGGAGCTCGTGAAGCACGACCTCCGCGTGGACGCCTTCCCCGGCGATATGAGCCGCCTCATCGCTCAGCAGGTAATCGCTCGGACGCGGCGCGGCGTCTTCTGCGCTCCCGAGGAATGTGTGCAAAAAGTAATTCTGCCGTGAGGCGGACCGTAGAGAAGAGAGTGGACGTGCCCAGAGAAGGGGTGTCGAGTTGGCCTGCTGACGCGGGTTCACGCCCGAGCTTGAAGGCGTCGGGAAGCCTCGCGCGCATTTTATCGGGACTGCCGCAAGGAGGTCTGCCATGACGATTGTCCAGCGCTACTCGGCGGCGCCCGTGGTGCAGCGCGCTACGGGCGAGGTCTGGGAGCAGCCGAGCCCGCAGCCAGCCCCTCCCGGCCCCGACCCCGAGCCGACGCCTGCGCCCGCGCCTGGGCCAGCGCCCGAGCCAGCCCCCGAGCCGCAGCCAGAGCCAGAGCCCGCGCCCGCCCCGGCTCCGGGGCACGTTGTGGCGCGAGCCTCGCTGCTCCTCTCCGAGGCGGAGCGCCTCATGCACGAGGCGGCCGAGGAGATCGTCAAGCTCGCGCCTACGGGCTGAAGGAGGACAAGCTATGCCCATCAACCTGGCAGGGCGAGCGCCCACGAAGGGCGACGAAGTAGAGGTCGGCTCGGGGGTTCGCACCCCTGGCCGGCGCTACGGCTTCGCTATGGCGCCCAGCGCCCCCGTAAAGGGCGCCGAGATTGAGCAGCCCAAGGTGGTAGAAGAGCCCGAGGACTCAGGCGAGGCGCCTGTCCAAGAGCCCGCTACGCCCGCAGGGACGCCTTCGCAGCCCGCAGCGCCCGCCGCTCCGAGCCAGCCAGCGGCGCCCGTAGCGGCCCCGAAGAAGCCCGAGG